AGTATTCTTATATAAGTATGGTAAGAAAATTCATGACAAGATTGCATCAGCGATGCAACCACAGTTTGAAGATGAAAGTCCAATCAATCCTTTCGATCTTTGGAAGGGTGCTAACTTTAAGATCAAGATCCAAACCATTGGTGGTTACTGGAACTATGATAAGAGTGAGTTTGACTCACCCTCTGTGTTAGGTGGATTGGATGATGATGCATTAGAAGCAGTCTGGAAGTCACAGCATTCTCTTAAAGAGTTTACTGACCTTAAGAACTTTAAGTCTTATGAAGATTTGAGTTCTCGTTTAAATATTGTGCTTAACAAGTCAGCAAGACCTGTAGTACAATCAAACGAGGAAGAAACAGATAACATCTATGCTATCCCTGATAGTCCAGTTGTTAAAGCGGACCCACCTACCCCCACTAAGACAGGGTTTGGTGCTAAAGTACAAGAAATAGAAGAGTCGGGTGAATCACCAGATCTTTCCTATTTTGCTGCTCTAGCTAACGAAGACTAATGAAAAGACTCCTGCTACTCCCACTTCTACTCCTTGCTACACCAGTAAGGGCAGAAGCACTAACTTGGAAAGAGTTTTGGGAACCATTTCAGGAGTCTTACCATCATGGTCATAGTCACCGTCCTGATCCTCATTGGAGGGACTGGAAATATGACCACGGTCACTATCACCCAAGACCAAGAAGACGGAAGTGTGAGGTCATTGTTACTAAAAAGTATTGGGTTAATGGTCACTACCTAGGTGGTGGTCCAGTATGGAGTCCAGGTCATTACATCACACGTGATGAAATTCAGTGGGAATATTGCCGTCGATAATCCTGTATATTATTTCGATTTCTGAACAAGAGAAACCCCCGAAAAAATCGGGGGTATTTTTTTGCCCTGTAGGTTTTTTAAGTTCCGCTACCTGAGCTTGTTGCTGATCCGTATTGATTAGTTGTGGTACCAATATTAGCGGAAACACCTGCTACACCAGTAGTGACTACTGTGCTGCCATCTGCTAAAACATCCCCTTCGCTAATTTGGTTAGCAGAGGTGTCAAACGTCCTAGATGAGTAATCTGCTTCAGACGCAAAATCAACAGAACTCGTTTGACCGATATTTGTGCTATAAGTTGGTTTAACGCCAATAAACTGCTCTTGGACAGTATTCTTAGATCTCTTAATTTGACTTTCTGAGTCAACTTCGGCATTTGGAAGATATTCGACTAAATTAGCAAATTCTTCTACAAACCCATTTATGTACTCTTTCCGTAAAAGGTAAATATTGCGTTTATAGTCATTTTTCTCTGCTTCGTAATCATAGACAGATATGGGTCTAATGGTCTGATCTTTAGGAATCAAAGTTCCATCAGGTCTGGTATAAGTCCAAGTTTCTGAAACTTGACGACCATCTTTCACTAATGTCCTACCTCTACCATCTACAATCTTTTGAGTAACCCAATGGTGGATAGAATCTGATTCTTCTGCATATTCACTCTCAATATACCTTTCTAGCTCATCTTCGGACATGGGCCATTCATCATATACATTAATAATATTGTTAGTAAGCAATACAACCCAATCTAAGTCCATATCACCATATACTGCTAAAGCAACTTGATCAGGTCTTTGGTTGTTTTTAATCGTATATTGGTTAAAACCTAAAATGATGTCATCTAGGTTTTCACGGATTTTAATCCTTCTAAAGATATTTTTAGCTAATTTGAAAGGATCAACGTTATTAGTCCTATAACTTGATACTCTTACTTCTACGTCTGGTAGATACTCGAAATAACTCATTAACCTATGCTCCCTGAAGTAAACGGTCCAAAATCTCCTATCATATCTTCCATCTTCTGTAACCAATCAGCAGCAGATTGGGCATTATTACTTTCTATTTGCTCATTACTCTGTCCACCAGAAGCGTTGACTGCTGGTCCATAAGTTTCCTTTGTAAGGAATGCTGTTTCACTGAATTCAAGAGTTAAATTATACTGTAAAGCACCAAAATCTACATCTTGACTACCATTCATGGTTGATCGTAGTGAAGTATAGTTCGGCATATCTACAGTCATATTCTTCAATACCATTTTTGTGGGAAACTGCATGATTGCACTTAATATCCCACCTTTTCCACCAGTGCCAGGATTATCAATAGTCTCGTCACCACCACCCTTATCAGTGTATCTAACGATTTGAGCACGGAAGTATTCTGGTATTGTTAACCAGTTTTCTGTCCCTTTACCTGGTAGTGAGAATTTTCTGAATAGTTGCACAATATTGTATATCGTGCTTGCATCATCAGCACTCTTTGGTATTAATTGCCAAGTCCATGAATGTGTCCTGAAACCTGACTGACCTTTATATACTGCTTGAGCATATGGGTTGAATATCTTTTTACCAACTAGAGAGGTTAATGCTGCTGTATCAAGATTACCACCTTGACCTGTTGCAGATAATGCTGTATTGATTACTTTAGATGCAGCAGTATATCCTACTTGTGGTACCGCACCTGCTGCTGCTTTTGATATGGCAGCTGCTGTTTCATCACTACCAAAGTCTACTGGACCATCTCCTCCTAGACCTGCTGATTTAGCAGCTTCTAAAGCAGCATTACCTGCTGGACCTAGACTAACAGCTTCCCAGTTTTGTGAGTGTTTTTCAGATAAAGTAGTTGGCAGATATAGATAGATTGAGGAAGTGCCATCCACTAAGGTGTTTGTCTTTTGATCAAATATATCAAATTTTAGATAATCTATTACTTTAGTCGGGAACGCAGCACTGCCCCTGATAGCTTCTTGACTACTTGAAGAGTTAACGCCTATCGGTTTTGCTTTTGGAAATACTAACGCCATGAGTTACAAGGGAAAATTTAGACCATCAAACAAACATAAGTACAAAGGTGATCACACTAATGTTATTTATAGGAGTTTGTGGGAAAAGAAGTTCATGCACTGGTGTGACAGGAATGCAAACGTTATAGAGTGGGGAAGTGAAGAAATTATTATACCTTATAAGTCTCCTTTGGATAACAGGGTTCACCGTTATTATCCTGATTTCTATGTTAGAGCGAGAACAAAGGATGGACGAATCGCCAAATCGATTATCGAGATCAAACCAGCTTCTCAGACTAAACCCCCTAAACGTAAATCGCAGAAAGCCAGGACTTTTCTAACAGAAGTGAAGACTTGGAATGTAAATAGTGCTAAATGGAGAGCAGCAAGACAATATTGTGCTCACTACGGTTTACAATTTATTATACTCACGGAAAAACACTTAAATGTATGAGTATCTTCACAGACGTAAAAGACTTAGCAGCAGGAAAGAAGCAGTCTAAGCAATGGTATAGAGAGCAACTTCAATATGGATTGGAGGAATATACTGGTGGATTCACTGTTGGTGACATTATATTTTACAATTATTCAGCAGTAACACCAGATCTAAAGTGGTGGGATACCTTCCCTATGGTACTAATCACAGATGTTGATTACCAGAAGATGCAATTCTCTGGGGGGAATCTACACTATTTACGACCAAACTCTCGTAAAAGTATGGCAAGCACTTGGGCTTCAGGTAGTATATCGTATCCTATGCGTTGCCATCATAAATACTTTATGTCTAGTGTGACAAGAGCTTATAATGTACCCCAAGAGGAATTGAAAGATATGACACCACTTCCAGTAGAACAATTTGTTATTAGACCTAAAGGTCTTGGTCGTACTATGGAAGTACCTAGCAGTATAATTTGGAGTAGACTCAAATGAGCATGAATAGCTTTACCACCTTTAGGGATCTGGTGGTATCAGGAAAGAGAGAACCGTCTAGGTCCAATCTTTTTGGTGTCAAGATATATCTACCTACATGTATACTTGCTAATGAGGCAGGGATTAGAAAGGATCAAAGAGATACTGCTATAGCAGTTAACTTCCTTGCTGAATCAGTTTCAGTACCTGCTAGAAGAATACAAGGAGAGCAAGTTAAAGCTGGATGGCAAGGTCAATCATATAATGTTGCAAGAGAGCAACAGAATGGTCAGATGGATATTAGTTTTCTAGTAGATAAGAAGTTATTTCATCGAAAATTCTTTGAGCAGTGGATGAATTACGCTGTCCCTGACCAAGAGAATAGAGCAACTCTATATGATGAGTATACGACTAATATTATTATTCAGAAGTGGGAGATTGCGTCACCTGTTAATTGGCAAGGTGTTACTGAGGGTGGTAAGCAGTTTACACAGAGACTTAATATGGTCACAGGTGTTTGGCAATTCTTTGCAGCATGGCCTGCTGACATGGGAGGACTATCATTCAATAACGGTCCAACCAGTCTAGTTAAGTTTAGTACTAAATTCAATTACGAGAGATATAGATTTGATACTGTGGGTGCTGATGAATTGAATTACAATACTCCAGACAAATTTATCAATAGTGCTACTAATGATATCGGATTGGTTGGACTAGGTAATAATCAAGTAGAAGCAGCTCAGTTTGGTGCCTAAATAGAAATATAATTATTAATTGTTATGCCTTTACCTAAGTTAGCCATACCTGAGTATGAAGCGACTCTGCCTGTCACAGGCACGAAAATATCATATAGACCATTCCTAGTTAAGGAAGAGAAACTACTCTATCTCGCTATGGAGTCGCAAGACAACAAGCAGATGGTCAAAGCAGTGAAGACTATTATTAAAAACTGCACCAACTTAAAGTCTAAGGTTGAGAATCTCGCTACTTTTGAGATTGAGTATATTTTCCTTAAGATAAGGTCTGTTGCGGTTGGTGAGACAAGTGAATTTAAGGTCACATGTCCCGATGATGAGAAAACAACAGTTACTGTTGAGGTACCTCTTGCAGATGTTACCTGTATTATCCCTGAAGGACATACTTCTAAAATTCAATTGGATGATAATGTTGGTATTGTGATGAAATATCCTTCATTGGATGTATTCATTCAACAGAACCTTAGTGAGAACCCTGACATACAAGACATCTTTGAATTAGCTGCTGGTTGTATTGGTCAGGTATTTGATAAAGAAGAAGTCTATGACTCCTTTAGCAAGGCAGAAGCACTTGAATTCCTTGAGAATTTGAATGCAGAGCAATTCCAAAAGGTACAAAACTTCTTTGAGACGATGCCTAAGTTATCTCATACAATTGAGGTATATAATCCTGAGACTAAGAAGAAGAGTGATTTAACTTTGGAAGGACTGGCAAGTTTTTTCGAGTAGCGTTAATGCATGATAGTCTTGAGAATTACTACAAGACTAACTTTGCGTTAATGCAACACCACAAATACTCTTTGACTGAGTTGGAAGATATGATTCCTTGGGAACGTGATGTTTATGTGAATCTTCTCATTGCTCATATACAGGAGGAAGAGAGAAGGCAAAAAGCAGACGAAAACAAAATGTCCCTATAATGGCAATTAAGAGTTACGTCAAAATAAAACCAATCGCAGATAAGGATGGTCCTTTCGCTGGAAGTTTCGATGAGATTCGGAAGGGTATCAATCGTACTGGTGCGACTGTAGAGAGTATTGCCAAGAATAATGTAGAGACACATAAACTAATTCAGTTTGATAAGGAGTGGTTACAGACTACCACTCAGAAGGAGATAGCGACAGATCAGGCAGAAGAGAAAGAAGATAAGAAAGGATTTGGGAAGTGGTTTAAAGGATTTAAGAACATGTTCCGCCTCAAGAAGAGGGAGGAGAAAGAGAAGAAAGATGAAGCAGTAACACCTGAGGAAGAGGAAGAAAAGACAGTTAAGAAGGAGGTTAAGTCCAAAGCATCAAATTTTTTAGGGATGCTTGGAAATTTCTTGACACCTATATTTGAGTTTGTAGTCACTATGGGTGTACTCAAATGGTTGAGTGACCCAGAGAAGGCAAAGAGAGCTGGTAAGGTATTCAATTTAATATTTGCAATAGGTAAGTTTGCCTTTAAAATAGCAGAATTTGGTGTTGGTGCCCTAGCTAGTGGACTTATTAATGTATTTGGTGCCTTTAAAGAGGGACCAATCAAAGGCACGTTCAAGTTATTCCTTGGTGCTCTTCAATTATTTGCTGGATTTAAGACTCTTCAATACCTATTAAATCCTCTTAAGTTATTCACTGATGGTAAGAAACTTACTAATCTCTTCACGGGTGTCAATGAGAAGGAAGTAGAGTTTAAGAAGCAAGAGCAATGGCGTAAGTTTGGATATAAGGATAGGGAAACTGGTAAGATCTATACTGAGCAGGAATATAAAGCACAGAAGAAGTCAGTTGAGAGACAGCAGAAGAAGTTAAGAGCACAGGGTAAGAATGACCAAGCAAAGAAAATTGGTGCTAAGTTTAACAGTAGAGTAAAGAATCCTACTAGGTTACAATCGGGTAAAAACTTCGGTAAGAAGATGATGAAACCTGGTGCACAGAAGGGTCTCGCTGTTGTTGGTGGTATCTCTCGTATTGCATCAGGTATTGCAATGGGTGAGGATAAGACTCAAGCAGTTGGTGCTGGTATTGGTCAGGCAGCAGGTGGTATGTTAGGTGCTGCTGCTGGTACTGCATTATTAGGTCCATTCCTAGGTCCATTTGCACCTATTGTGGGTAATGCTATTGGTAGTTTCTTGGGTGAGTGGGTAGGTAAGACATTCTTACCAATGATTAAACCACTATTTGAACCTATCAAGAAGATGTTCAGTATGTTGTGGACAGTAGTTAAGGATGTTGCTGGACAGACTGGTATTACAGAGTTCTTTAGCACATTCTTCCAGTTTGTAGGAGAAATTGGTAAGGTAATGATGAATGTGATGGGATGGTTGATGAAACCTATCACATGGTTATTGGGTGGTGTTATTAAGACACTTGGTAGTATCATAGGTTTTATTATCAATGTCGCTAAGAAGATATGGGCAGTAATAACAACGCCTGGTAAAGTAATACGAATGATTGGTATGGGTAGGTGGGATAGAGTTGGTAATGATGTAAAACTGGAAGAGGTGGGTGCTGCTGCTGGAGGTAAGGTTACAGTAGTCCATAAGAGTAAGGGTGGTATAGTACCATTCAATGAACCAAACGTAGTTCAGAAGATGTATGGTGGAGCAGTCCACAACCATACCACTAACCTTACGAACATAGAATTTAGTAAGGGTGGTAAGGTTGCCTATTCTTATAGTCCTATCCAACAGTTTGCTAGTGGTGGTGAAGCACTACTGATTACTGATAAGGGTGAGACTGAGAAGATAACGGGAGAAGATTTACAACCTGCATCTTCACCTGTTGCTGATGCTGCATCTATTAAGGCAGATGTGACTAAGAGAGATGAGATGCATAAGCAATTCCAATACAAGAATCAGAGGGATAGTGATGTGGAGGATATAGTTCTTCCACCTAGGACTATTGTTATGAAATCCACTGTTCCAGTCCTAAATACTATTGCTGCGGGTACTAGAGCACAACCAGTATATCAAACACCCTCACCACTATTCACCTGTTGATAAATGGCAGAAGTAAAAGCTAAAGTCCAGAAAGCAGTGTTGTATAAGATGATCTCCTATAAGGGGATCCAAGATAAGAATAATTCTTATACACCACTAACTGCTGCTGCAAGATTACCTAAGACCGAGAAGAGCATTCAGAGAGGAATGACTGGGGTAATGATGGGTCTTAATGCTTTGGGACGTACACTCAATAGCATTGCTCTCAACACACAATTTATGTTGGAGTCGTGGAAAGATAATATTAGACAGGGTATAAAGGATAAGTCTGCTTTACTTAAGCAAGAGGATAAAACTAAGAAGTTAGAGGTTACAAGGAAGAAAAAGAAGGATACTCTGGCAGAGAAGAGAAGGAAGTTAGAGAAGAGAGAGAAGGGTGAAGAGGAAGATGAAGAAGAAAAGAAAACTCTGGGTCAGAGTGCAGTAGAAGGTATTAAAGAGACTGGTAAGGGATTATTCAGTGGTTTCCTTGGGTTGCTTGGTGACCTGGTAGGTACTTTCATTGCGATACCTATACTCACATGGATTGGAAAGAATCCAGACTCAGTGAAGAAGTTGATGGGTATATTCCAAGCTATTGGTAAGTTTGTATTTAATATCGTTAGTTTCTTAGGAGGACTAGCACTTGATGGCATCATTGATTTCCTTGAGAATCCTATAAGTCTCAAGGGTCTATTTGGTGTAGTTAAGTTTCTACTCGGTGCTGTACCATTATTTGCTGGATTAGTATTCTTAAAGAATCCTGATCTACTATTGAAGACTGCTGGTAAGGTAATAGGTGGTTTGATTGGTGGTCTCAAACGAATGTTTGGGATTAATAGTAAGGCAGATAAATTAAAACAATTTAAACTTAAGAAGTTAGGAGGACAGAGGGGTAACTTCTTTAGTAGTAGGGCAGGTAAGGTTGCTACTGGATTAGGTGCTGGATTTGCAACAGGTGCAGCAATTAAAGCTGCTGGAGGTACTGAAGCTGAGGCAATAGGTGGTGGTGTTGGAGCAGCAGGTGGTCAGATGCTTGGTGCTAAGTTAGGGGAAATGTCTGGTATCCCAGGCATGGGTGCTGTTGGTGGTATGGTAGGTACTATCGCTGGTGGTGCTGTTGGTAAAGCAATAGGTCCTATGATTGAACCAATCATTGAACCTGTGAAGAAATGGTTTGGTATGATTAGTAAGGTGTTTAATGATGTATTAGCAGATATTAAAGAACCTCTGGAGGAATTCTTCACTACTCTTGGTGCATTCATGAGTAAGATCCTTCAGGTAGTTGAACCACATCTACCAATGATTAGTAAGATAATCAGTGTAGGTCTGCAAACAATCTTTATGCCTCTATTCATGGGTATCAAGGCATTGACTGCTGTGATGAAATTATTTACTGGTGGTAAGGGAGATAAGAAAGGAGGAGAAGAAAAGAAAGGTAAGGCAGATGGTGGACTGGTGTATAGAGCAAGAGGTGGTTGGATTACTGGACCTCAGTCAGGATATCCAGTATCATTGGATGGTGGTAATAACGTATCATTCATTGGTCATGGTACAGAGTGGGTTGGTATGAAGAGAGCTGCTGGTGGATCTGCATATGTGATACCGTATGATACTCCTGCAACTAAATCTAATAAGAATCTAACATCTAGAAGATATAAGGAAGCGGATAGAGGAGGTTATGCTCTACCTAATGCAATGGATCAGAGGTTACAACCTTATGCATGGGGTGGTAAATGGTTGAAGGATAGATTTAATCAGTTACCTCAAGTAAGAGCAGCGAAGTGGCTCGGTAAGAAAGCAAGTAATGCTCTTGGTGGTACTGATGAAGATGGTAAACCAAAGGGTATGATGAGATGGATAGCAGGTGCTGCTGATCAAGCAACGGGTGGATTCTTTGATTTTGATAAGCAAGGTCACTCAATGTATCAAGCATCTGGTCTAGTGAATAAGGCAGGTGATATGCTAGAGAAAGCTAAGCAGAAGAAGCAAGAGGAGAGACATAGGAAGTTGCAAGACTCTATTAATAACTCTAATAATATTGTAAATATTGATGCTGGCACAGGTAATGTGGGTGCTACTACTAGCGTTGTAGATGATGTACCTATCCTTATTCCTGGTGATGATCATATGGAAGCAGATAAGTATATCAGACCTAAGTTTGGACTCGTTGCTGAGTTCTTAACAGATCCCGTGGAGTTTATGTAAATGGCATTTTTAGAGTTAGTAAATGACGTAACTGGTGCCTGGAAGAAGATATCCTATGGTGTTACTCCAGATTCAGCCCTGAATGCAGTCGATTCCCCTAGGGAGTTTAAGATTGATAAGCTACAACTTACCTTATTGGATTCAAGTGGTGAAGATGGTGAGACATTTGATATAACAGAATTAATTTTGAGTTTCAATTACCATGAATCTATTGAGTCTGCCTTCCTTAGGTGTGATATCAGTATACTGGATAGTGTTGACTTTAATACTAAGCTAATAGGTGGTGAGAAGGTTAGGATAAAGATGACAACTAACAGTTCTATAGGTAAAGAAGCACTGGATACTACACTAATAGTCTATAAGATTGGTAGTATATCAAAGACTGAGAGAGGTCAATTGTATATCTTACATACTATATCTCCAGAGATGTATAAGGATGAAGGTAATAAGATATTTAAAGCATTTGGACCTGGTGAGGGTGCTGTGAAAGCTGACTGTATACCTAAACTTATATGTGAGGACTATCTTGAAGCAAAGGGTGGTAAGAAGATAAAGAAAGATAATTTTGAAAATCATTCCCCAGTTACTTTCATATCTCCCAGTTGGAAACCTAGTGATGCCATATCATATTTGTCTGATAAGGTAACAAGACTATCAGAGAGTAAGGGAGAAAAGAAGCAGTCTGGATTCTTATTCTGGGAGAATAGGAATGGGTTTAATTTCAGATCTATCGATAGTATTGCTCAAGGACATGCTGAACAAGCAGGTATCTATGAGTATAGGTATGTGCAACAGGCACAGGAGGGTGTTAACCCAATGTATGCTATTGAATCACTTACCTATCCTGATAAGGCAAATCATTTATCTAATATGAGGTTGGGTACCTATAAGACTGCTGCTATAGGTGTATCATTACCATCTCAGAAGGATAGTTTTGCACCTCCTTCTGGTAGTAAAGAGGAGGCAGATGGAGAAGAGACAGCAGGAGTGGATACTGTTACTAAGGATGCTGGTACTGGATTTGGAAAAGCACCAGGTGGTACTATCAATAAGATGAGGATATTAAACTTCGAGCATGTATTCGCTAAGGCAGACACAGTAGAGAAAGCACCACCATTTAAAGTCCCATCTTTCTTCGACCTAGAGAAGGCACAACCTACTCGTATGAAGATCCGAGCATTGCCTGGAATGAAGAATCAAGGTAATATCAAAAATCCGAATAACGGAACAAACCCTGACGTTGATAGCATGGCAGTTGCACAATATGCAGCAGCGAGGTATAATCTACTTAAGGCAATAAAGTTAAATATTACGGTACCTGGAAACACTGCTCTTTCAGCAGGTGGAATGGTTAAGATTATAATACCTGCATCGGAAGAGAAGGGGTCTAATGTTAAACAAGACATACATTTCAGTGGTAAATATGTTATCGCTGCACTCACTCATGTTTACAGAAAGACTGGTATCACTACCAAATTATATCTTGTTAGGGATTCCAAGCCTTCAAGAAGTAAATAACTAGCCTAAATAATCATACACTCTACAGAGATAGACATGACAACTATAGAGCAACACATACAGCATGATAAAGAGTTGGTAGATGATCCAACTGTTAGCCCTGCTGCACGTCG